TTGGTGTATGGTCGTGGGGAAATGGCACATCAGGCACTTTTAACAGAAAAAATGTATCACTTAATTATGTAAGATTGAATGCTTAATTATCAACTTCATTATTTGCATTACTACATCTTAAAAATATAACCAATATATAAATGAGTAAATCAAGTGAAGAAACTAAAAATGATGACGGCTTTACGATTGATTTTGTCGGATCTGAAATATGGACTATTGACATAACTAACCTAATATATAATTACGAACACAACTGCACAATCATGTGTGAAGAATATAAATCATCTTATCTATATTTGATTAATTTAATTAAATATTTTAAGATTCCGGTTCTTGTATTATCGTCAGCAAATAGTATAGCGTCAATAGGACTCTCAACATATATCAATCAAGAAATGGTAAGTAGCATTACATGTCTGATTTCATTTATATGTGGACTTATATCCAGTATAGAGTTGTATTTAGGATTACAGAAAAGAATAGAATCAGAAATACTGGCGTATAGATCATTTTATTTGTTGTCAGTCAAAATAAAGAATATAATGAGTCTTGCACCAACTAACAGGTCAATACAGCCAGATGTATTTGTCAAAGAAATAGAAGATGAATACAAAGAATTATTCCTTGCGTCAAATGTAATATCAACAAAAATAAAAGACAGACTATTATCAATAACAAAACCAAAACCAATATTTAACAAGCTATTATCTTTCAATAGTCCATGAAAACTTTTAAGAAAATTCAAAAGTATTTGCTACATGTTCTATTTTATATAACATTTTCCTAAAGGCTTTAAAAAAAATTGATTTTATTTTAACAATATACCTATAGCATAAAATGTACAAGACGTATGAATGCAACTTGTGCGACTATAGCACTCGTATCAAGAGTCATTATTATAAACATACAGAAACAGAAAAACACAGGAATATGGAGTCATTAATTCCAGGTTCATTTCTCCCACCAACTCAAAATGAACGGTTAGAGTCTGAAAATAAACGTTTAAAATTAATGATTAAACGTTTATCTGATGAAAACAAAATGCTAAAGGAACAATTAAACAAATAAATTTTATCTGAAATTCTAAAAGTATTTGCTACATGTTCTATTTTATATAACATTTTCCTAAAGGCTTTAGAAAAATCAGAAAATAATTTACGTATCACTTCTGATTCTTGAATACTGACTGTTAAATCTTTTTTTGATGGCTTCTAGGTTACCAAGTTCGTAAAGATAACGTCCAAGACGGATCAGTGCATCCACCAGTCTGTACATATAGTATATACATAAAATAAGTTATATGTTGACAAATCCAGCGACGAGATGATCGTATGATTTTTTGCTATTTTTTTGTTGTTTCTTAAGAAAGTTTTCAAAATCTGTCGGACTAAATCCCATCATGCAAATCATACTGCAAGCCAAGATACAATATCGCCCACACACCTGTGATTTCTCGCCTTGAAATTTGATACGATTCCATGCACAGTCATGGTCACCTAATAACCGCGTAATTTCGCGCCGGTCTTCACCTAATATTTTCCTAATGCACATTGGTATAACGGATAAATCAGTGTCATACTTTTGTCCGTAAGAATTAAAATAATAGTAACTATTTTCACCGTAACGAATTAAACATGTCCAGTGTCCGTGATTAAAATCATCTTCTAACAACAAAATTACGAATGAATTAATTTTAGGTAATAGATCCGTTACGCTGTTATACTGTTTAAGTTCAGAATACTTAAGAATTTTGGTGTCTGGGCCAAGTGCAGACATAATTTTTTCATTGCTTAACGGTTGAAATATTATGCTCATATATATAAAATGTCAAAAAAAAATGTCAAAAAAAAAATATCTAACTGTATAATATGTCTTACGCAAATTATGGTCCTACTTACGAAACAGTATCTGTTACAAATCTTTTTGGCGACATTGACGTACCTATTACTGCTGATGGTGCAGTTCCTGTAACCACTAATCTTATTGCAACTGCAGGAGGTGTTGAAATTCCACTTGTTCTTACACAAGGTACATGGTCTGTTTCTTCAAGAGCATCGTGGAATCCAGGTAACGCAGGAAGTACGTATCAATATATACAGTGTGTCGTTCTTGTAGATGGGATAATAAATTCTATATTATCAGGTTCTGTTATTGGTGCTGATTTATTAAGCGGTGCTGGTATAAATGTATTTATGTCAACCTCTTTTATTATTACAGTTCCTGCAGGTGGAAGTGTTTTACTAAATCTTCGTTCATTAGTAAGCGGTAACGCTGCAATAGTGCAATTTACAGGTGGATTCTCAAATATAGTTGCTACTAAATTATCTAATTAATAATACTTAATATTTTATAATTTAATATCTTTATACTATTACGGCAGAGTTGGCGTTTAGATTAAAAACAGATTAAATTATATGTATGAATAGATTAATATACATATAATTTAGATTAAAAATAGTTAATCTATACAGAAAAGATTAAAAATAGATTAAAATTGATATGGTTAATGGTAATAATTTATAAATTATTGATATATTTATATGTAAAATTAATCTAATTTGGTTAGATTATATATAATTAATCTAAAATCATATATAATTAATCTAAAATCATATATAATTAATCTATTTTTAATCTAAACGCTGGAAAGTTTGCAACTGACATAATGTATGTTCAGAAAACATTTTTATGCTAAATTGTATCGTACACTTGGAGCAAGAAATGTTGCGTATAAAGCAACATTTGATATTACAGTATCTTCAGCTACACCAGCATAATTGACACTTAATGAAAAACGTGTTAGTCTATTAAGTGATACGACTGTGGTATAATCAGCAGCAAAAGGATAATTTTGTGCGGCTACATTAACAAATTGAAGAAATGGAGTTTGTTGAGTTACACCAGCGTAATCTATAACCCCAGCATCATCGTATGTATTCAGATTTAACTGAACTGAACCAATTGCATAATCAGCAGCATCTGGAAGAACTGCAATATATGTAGTTATAGCCCACACACCAGCAGGAAGCTCTAAAAATGCTTGATCGCCAGCATCATCTAATAAAATTGGTACATTTGCATTTGTACCATTCATGGTTACATCTGGACCTGTAATTAATTGTATCAAATACCCAGATCCAAAAGGTTGCGAAGTGGAAGACGGATAGTTTTCAGCGGACATACTATACAAAAATATTTTATTTTTTTTCTAAATTATTTGAACTTATAATGTTTACAGATAATTATCTACTACACAAGGCCCCATGTATGTTGCATATAATGAAGTAGCAGTCATAACAACATCTTCTCCTACATTATCAAATATACAAGATACAGACAAACGAGCAGGTTTGCTAAAACTAACAATATTATTATAATCAGCATTATATTGTGTATTAGGCCCTGCAAGAAAATTAATTTGATACATAGGTACTTGTACGCATATACCAGCAACTAATAAAGCATCTGCATCATCATACGTATTTACACTTACACTAATTGAACCAATAGTATAATTATTAATTGATGGTGATATTGTTAAGTTTGTGTTTACTGCATATATACCAGAAGGAATATTTATAAATACTTGGTCGCCAGCATCATCTAATAGAATAGGTACGTCTCCATTCCCATTTAAAGTGGTTGGTTCAGTACTTTCATACTTAAATGTAGTCCCAACAAGATATGGTTGAGAAGTAGAAGACGGATAATTTTCTACTGACATACACTACTATAACATTTTATTTTTTTATGTAAACATTCTGGGCCATTTCTACACTTGTCCCCATTTCTTCTGTTGCTTTTGACAATTCTTTCATAGCATCTCCAAAGTTGGTTGTCAAGTATACATTCCTTAATACAGATACTCCCATGTTGCTATTATTGAATGCTTTTTTTATAACGCGGTTAATTTCATGTGCTTGATACGGTGCATTCGTTGATACATTTAGTAGTAGATGCTTATCTTCGCCACGCTTAAACTTTACCCATAATTTAATAATATTTTGCAATTCTTGTGGTACATCTACTGTCTGTGATCCGGTCTTTTTTGTCTTAAAATTGTTAAAATAAAACTTACCATTGTGGTAATAATTTAATTCTTTATTTTCAGTAGGTTCTCCTACAACCATTGCAGAATAATCAAGATTGCGTCGCGGAGGAAGTAGTGTATACAGTGAAGTTACTACTAAATCGTGCAACCTTGAATACTGTTCATCTGTAATCTTCCGTTTTTTCTGTAGTTCTTGCATTACTGATTGTAATTCTTTCTGTCTTGCTAAAAGTTCTTCCATCTTGACATTTTCTTGTTTTGATTTTGTCTTTTCCGTCTTGAAACTCTCTTTATTTAATACAGAGTTAATTCCCATCATCTTTTCATGGTACACATCATAATATTTTTTGTACGGTTTCTTATCCTTTAATACAGATACAACAGCAATCCAGTAACTGCGTCGTGTATTTGGATTCTCTACTTTTTCTATCTTTTCTATAACCTTGTCTGTATCCTTTAAAAAATCTAATTTTACCGGAACTTTATTATCATCTGTAAGCCGTTTTAGATTAGAGAGATAAATCTTTTTGCTACTGTCTGCAATGGATGAACCACCAAATAAATCTTTAGAAGTCATTGTATATATTAATACTAGATTTTATTTAAATTTTAATTTAGTGTTAATTTAAACATTTTAGCAACTTGCCTTAATTCATGATTTGAATATTCCCTAAAGTTGGGCGGATTCGTGCGATTTATTGATTTGTAATATTCGTCTATTAATTTTATATAATCTTTACGACGTAATTTTTTATCTTCATCCATACATTTCACATATATATTTTACTTGTTCTTTTAACGATTTTATATCTGAATTATATATGGGTGATAAGACAGTTGATATGCTTAATACCAAGATTAGTCATCTTGTTGAAAAGTTTGCTGTCCACGGCAAGTTCAAATTAATTGGAAGCAACCAGAAACGTGGAATGTTATTTACATCTGATTATGACATTATGACTCAATTACGTGGTCGCGCACAGACTTTAGCAAACCATTTTAAAAATGTAATGCGACTTATTCCTAAACATAATTACTATTTTATGGATTTCAAAGCTGGACTAGATCACCGTCTTGTGTACGATTTTGATGAAGACGACCTCACTTCTTATCTCAAAAATCCCCTGATTTCTCAATCACAGAAAAATGCTATATTACACGCTACAGGGGAAGACCGTGTTAAACTTATTCGTGATTTGTTTATACTACGTTGGAAACCAGAAGACATTACGAAAGGTTACGTTACATTAGCGGATGGTAAAAAATATACATTAGCTAAAGCTCTGCAAGATGACACCATCATCAAATTAGATTTTGTTATACCTATTGGAAACAGATTCGCTGAAGTATCTGAAAATTACATATATAAACAGACACAAGATGATAACAAAAATATTATTAAAGAACTTGCTAACGACATTGAAAAGTATAAACATAAAAATACAATGAAATCACTAAAGAGATTATATTCTATTATCTCACTCAAAAATCCTAACGATTCTAAATTAGAAAAATTAGAAGTATTATTTAATTCTGAATATGGTCTTATGAACAAAGTTGCTAATGATTTAGATTTGTTGTTATTACTCACTGAAAAACATGTTATACCTTTTGACACTATTATGAACAACCTTCAAATGTTGAAAGAAAATTTATCTCTGACTAGTGTTGTCGCAAAAAATAAAATTTTGAGTTTTGACAAAATGACTCAACGTAATTATCGTGCACACTGTGAAAAAATGATTGAATATCTACGCTTTAAAATTAACCCAGTTGCTAAACTATTGTTAAGGAAAATTGGTTAATTTTTTGGATAAAATATATGTATATATATTAATGACAGAATCTTCTGGTTATTTAAGTTATGACGAAAATGATGGAGGTATTCCAATTGCACAAGCTGGTAAAAAAGTATTATACATGGCGTCTAAACCTGTAGAAGGAGGTTTTAATTCTATTAAATTAAGAGGGGAAACAGTATTTGAACCAGCTATCAACAAAAAAACTGAACGCGAAGTTAAATACTTTAGCGGTGCTTCTGGTGCTGGTAAATCCTGGAAAGTTGCTGAATATCTTAAATCATACAAAAAAGCATACCCTAAACGTGATATTTTTGTCTTTAGTAGTTTACCAGATTGTCCTACTCTAGACAAAGTCAAAGGATTAAAACGTATCAAAATCAATGAACCCATGTTTATGAATGAACCTATTGGTGCAAGTGATTTTAAAGATTCGTGTATTGTATTTGATGACACTGACTGTGTTTCTAATAAAATAATTAAATTAAAAATCCAAAAAATTATGGACGAATGTCTCCAAATTGGTCGCCATTTTAATATTACTTGTCTCATAACTTCACACGCTTTGTGTGCCGGTAATGCTACTAAAATGATTCTAAATGAAGCCCATACTATTACCGTATTTCCATCTTGTGCTGGAAAACGTGTTCTTAATTATCTTTGCATGGATTACCTAGGATTAAATAAACAACAAATTGCTAAACTAAAGAAAATGAACGGAAGATCAGTTACATTCGTTCGCAATTATCCACGATGTGTATTCAGCGATGATGAATGTTTTATTCTTAAAGAATTAGAATAATATTTTTACAATTTTTTTAAGACCCTATTGGAATATGTTATATATATTATAACTTATTCCTGAACCCTCTTGAAAATTTTTATAATTTATTATATTCTGGAAATAAATATCTCTGTGTCTGATACATACTTGAATTTCGTAATGGTTGTCCTAAATCATATTGTAAACAACAACCACCTTTCATTGTTACAGGTTGTGTCACACCTGAATCGTATATATCTATCCTAATTTTTAGATACTTTATTATGTCTTTCATATATTCATACACAAAATTTATATCCTCTAATAGATCATCAGCTACACCAGGATTGTCCTCTAATATATCTACTAAATTACCAGAAAAATTTTGATAAGACTGCAAATAATTCCTTAATTTTTGGACATCATCTAACGGTATCAAGTTGAGTGAAAATTTTGGAGAATAAACTAATTTTCTTAATGTGACTATCTTGTTTCTAAACGCTTCTGTACTCACTGCATATTGTGTTGGGCCATTTAAATTAGCAATTACATCTTGGATATATGTTTCTATATTAGTTTCTACTGTTTCTAACATATCTGTTGCTTTTTTAAAGCTATCAGCATCTGCTACTGGTGTTCCCATAATTCCACTAGATTTATTGGATTCTAATAATAATTTTCTTACTTTTTTATTTGCTCTCGCCGTATTTCCTAACTCAAATGGTTCTTTCCTTATAAAAGTAGGCATATAATATCATTATATTTTTTTTAGAATATGACGGATTTGAACCATCTACAGATTTTATTTTTTTTTGTGGCGCGTTAAATCTGTACTCACCTAGAGATATTCCATGTATTTATTGTGTTAACTTAATTTACTTGATTATTTACTTAATAGAGATTATGAGCTTTTACATATTTACTTGCTTCAATCATGGAAAGACCTTTTTCAGCCATGACCTTTTTAACAACTACAGCGCGTGCATTTGTTCGCTTGGGTTTTGCACCGCCAACAGATCTAGCTGCTTGTGCTAAATCTAGAGCTTTGTATGCAGTATTTTCTGCATAATCAGTCCATTTTTTAGCTTTTTTCATACGTGATATTTTACCACCAACAACTTCTGCTTGAGCCATAGGCATATCACCTTCTAATTCCCTTACTGCGCGTGCAGCCAATGCAGCTTTAACTGGTTTAAGATTTTTTCCAAGTGGCTTTACCGCACGACCAAATGTGCGTAACGCTTTTGCTGCACCTTGTTTTCTTACTTTATTCTGACGTCCACCAAGTAATGCTCCTCCTGCAGCACGACCACTCTGTGATAATTCTGCTAACATTTCAACTGGAGGGTACTGACCTGCATTGCCTGGGAGAGCAACTCGCTGATTACCGTGCGAACCTCCACCATGTAGCATTTGTGGTTGATGTTGAATAATATCAACATGTGATAAATCATGTAACATTGAACGAAGACGCGCGTTAACAGCATTGTCTAAACTTAAATTTTCAGCAGGCATATAATAATATCAGATAAAAATTTTGAATTAATAAAATAATTAATACATTCCGGTCAGACGGCTTCGTCCGCCAGACATTGCACCAGCAGACATTGCACCAGCAGACATTGCACCACCTGATTTCATGCGGTATTGACGAGGATGGCGAACCATACCACGCTCTTGGAATCCACCAATCATACGGTCATCTTGTTGAGTGGATTCTTGGCTTTTAGCTGCGAGTACAGCCTCGCGAGTAAGAATACCAGTGTACACATTTGCAGTACCTTGTTGAATTACGAAAATACCAGAGTTTGCAGCAATTACACAAATTTCAAC